GGCTTGAGAACCACAGTTTATACCGATATAAATAAAACAACTGAAAACTTATCAGTACTACTTGTGTCGGCATTGTTTTGTCAAGCTGAGTGAGTGAGTGAGGTGGTAGTAAAAGATGGGTTGTATACAGAATGCAGGAGAAATAGCCCCCTGCACTTTACTGCCACCGCCTAATTTAAATAGGGAATATGAAAAAACAAAAACAACAAATAGACTACGGCATGTACGCAGAAAATATTAATGGTGTCCTGTGTTATAATGCTCCGGACTATCAGTTTACTTTAGCTGATGAGAAGTATCATAACTACGCTACCCTAGTGATTGGCAGTAATCATTTAAGAATAACTAAAAATGATACTGGATTATCTACTAAAGATTTAAAAGAACATATTATCAATGAGTGGTTTGCCGAAGAGAACGAAATGACTAGGCAAAAAAATAATGCAAAGCGAAAAGAAAAAAGACTTGCAAAATAAATTTACTTGTGGTATAATATACCAAGTTTTAAACAACGAATACATTACAGAGAGGAAATATTATGTATGAATATATAGAAGGAAAGGCGATGTGGGCTAATGTTAGTACCCCTAACACTAGATTCGGAGACCCTAAATATCAGATAACAGTTTTGACTGACTCTGATACCGCTTCTAAATTAGAAGCACAAGGACTATCTCAAGTCAGAGATAGAACTGGACAACCTAAATATGATGAACCTGCTTTTTCATTTAGTAGAAAAGTACAAGTAGGTACACGTATTAATGAAGCACCTAAGTTAGTTGATGCAGACAACAAACCATTAGATGTATTGGTAGGTAATGGTTCATTAGTTAAGGTTAAAATTAAACCATATCAAAATAACTATGGTACATTTGCTGAATTAATAGCGGTAAAAGTAAATGAGTTAGTTGAGTATTCAGAACCTGATTCTGAGAATGAGGAATTTTAATAATGATTATTTCAATTAAGAATGAAGAAGGCGAAGTATCTTATGATATTAATAATATAAAAGATACAGCCAGACAAGGAGAAGCTAGAGTTATCATTCAAAAGGTAGGAACTTTAGAAGTGATTAACGAAGCTTTAAGTTTTACTATTGCTACACACAGAGCAAACTTAGAAAAACTTTTACTTGATTCCGAAGAAGCTAAAATAATTCCAGACGAATCTGAAGAAAAAGATATTAAAGAATAACAAAAACGTGAGGGCAAACATGACAACTACTTGGGATAAAGTGCACCAGCCCTGTCCTTTATGTGGCAGTAGCGATGCAGTAGGTGTAAATGAAGATGGTTCAGCTAAATGTTTTAGTTGCGATTCTTTCATGCCCAACTATAATGAATTATGTGAGGGAAAAAATATGGAGGCAAAACCGCAAACAACTAAACAGCCAGATAATATTGAGGTAGGTTCTTTTTCTGCTTTAACAGACAGAAAAATAAGTAAGGACACTGCTCAAAAATATGGAGTAAAAGTTGTCCACGACTTGCAAGGTAATGTTATTAAACACATGTATCCGTTTTATAACGGACATGAGATTTCAGCTACCAAGACTAGAAATGTTAGAGAGAAACAATTTTTCTGGCAAGGAACTAAATCTGATACCGGATTGTTTGGTCAACAACTTTTTAAGAGTGGGAAATACATTACCATTACTGAAGGTGAATGTGATGCCATGTCTGCCTATGAGTTACTTGGTAGCAAGTGGGCAGTAGTATCTATTAAAAGTGGAGCAGCCGGTGCAGTTAAAGATGTAAAAGAAAATTTAGATTTCTTTGACGACTTTGATAATGTTATCATTGCTTTTGACAATGACAAAGCCGGTAAGGAAGCTTCAAAGAAAGTAGCTAGACTATTTAAACCTAGTAAAGCTAAGATACTAACACTACCTAATGGTTGGAAAGACCCTAACGATATGCTTAGAAATAATAAGCATAAAGAGTTTGTTGAATCTTGGTGGGCATCGAAAGTTTATACTCCGTCTGGAGTTATAAATGTTTCTGAACAAAGGGATAAATTTCACAATAGAGAAAAGAAAGAGAGTATTCCTTTTCCTTGGGAAGGTTTGAATGATAAGTTATACGGACTAAGACAAGGCGAGTTAGTTACTTTAACAGGTGGTACAGGACTTGGTAAGTCTTCAGTGACTAGAGAACTTGAGCATCATCTTATAAAAAGCACTACAGACAATGTAGGAGTAATTGCACTTGAGGAAGATTGGCGAAGAACTATTGATGGTATTTTATCTATTGAAGCTAATGCTAGACTTTACATAGACCAAGAACGAGAGAAGTTTAGTAAAGAAGAGTTAGATAAATTCTTTGATATACTTTATGATGGCGAAAATAAAAATAGAGTATGGGTTCATGCTCATTTTGGAACGAATGATATAGACGATATATTTTCTAAGTTAAGGTATATGATTATTGGTTGTGAATGTAAATGGGTAGTCGTAGACCACTTGCATATGTTGGTTAGTGCTGTATCGGAAGGCGATGAAAGACGAGCCATAGATACTATCATGACTAGGCTAAGAAGTTTAGTAGAAGAAACTGGTGCAGGAATAGTACTCGTGTCACACTTGAGAAGAGTTGACGGTAACAAAGGACATGAGAATGGTGTTGAAGTATCACTCTCACATCTAAGAGGTTCAAATAGTATTGGACAACTATCTGATTGTGTGATAGCATTAGAAAGAAATCAACAGTCAGATGACATAGATGAAGCTAGAACTACTAGGGTACGAGTATTAAAATCTAGATACACTGGAGATGTAGGACTAGCAACTCATTTATTATATGATGGTGAGACTGGTAGATTATCAGAGATAGATACTTCTGATATTAAAGTTGATTTAAATGACGAAGGATTTTAAAAATGGATTTAGTATTTGACATAGAGACAGATGATTTAAAAGCCACAAAAGTTTGGTGTATTGTTGCTCAAGATGTAGATACTCAAGAAATATTTAAATATCCACCAGATAAGTTAGACGAAGGAGTAAAACTTTTACAGTCTGCTAATAAATTAATTGGTCATAATATTATTGGTTTTGATATTCCTATGATACAAAAGTTTTTTGATGTTAATTTATTTAAGGACAAAGAAATATTAGATACTTTAGTATTATCAAGGTTGCTTAATCCTACTCGTGAAGGCGGACATTCGTTAGAAAAGTGGGGATTTAAATTAGGTTTTAACAAGATTGACTTTGAAGAATACGAAAACTATTCTGTAGATATGTTGAACTACTGTGTCAGAGATGTACAGTTAAATACTAAAGTTTTTTACCAACTTAAAAAAGAAGCTAAAGGATTCTCAAAAGAATCAGTTCAGTTAGAACATGATGTAGCTCATGTTGTAAAACAACAAGAAATAAATGGATTTAAGTTTGATATAAAATCTGCACAATTATTATTGGCAGAGTTGAGAGAAAAGAAACAAAGTATTGAAGACGAAGTTCATACTACATTTAAACCTAAATGGGTTGATGATAAGTTAGTCAAGCCTTACGTTAAAAAGGATGGAACTTTATCTAAAAGAGGACTTACTGATGATGAGTATCAAAGATGTTTAGATAGTTCTGACTATCGACCATTTATGAGACAGACTTTACAGGAGTTTAATCTTGGTAGTAGAAAACAGATTGGCGAATATCTTACGGACTTTGGTTGGAAACCTGATAGGTTTACTCCAACCGGACAACCTATTGTAGATGAAAAAACATTATCTGAAATAACTCACATTCATGAAGCAAACTTGATTGCTAAGTTCCTTTTACTACAAAAAAGAATTGCTCAAGTTGAATCATGGGTTGAGGCAGTTGGGGAGGATGAACGAGTACATGGTTTTGTCATACCTAACGGTGCAATCACTGGTCGTATGACTCACAGAAATCCTAACATGGCACAAGTACCTAGTGTTAATAGTGAATATGGTAGCGAGTGTCGTGCTTGTTGGACAGTAGAGGATGGCTATAAGCTAGTAGGTGTCGATGCTAGTGGACTAGAAATTAGAATGTTGGCACACTATATGAATGACGAGGAGTTTATTAATGAAATCATTAACGGAGACATACACACCTTTAATCAAAAACTTGCACGACTTGAATCTAGAAATCAGGCAAAAACTTTCATCTATGCCCTCATGTACGGAGCAGGAGATGAAAAACTTGGGAAAGTGGTTGGCGGAAATAGTGCAGATGGAAAAAGAGCTAGGCAACATTTCTTTAGTAATAAGCCATCATTTAAATCTCTTACAACAAGAGTACAAAGAGCAGCTAATAAAAAATTCCTTAAAGGATTAGACGGAAGAAAATTATATATTAGAAATAATCATGCTGCTTTGAATACCTTGTTACAAGGAGCAGGTGCTATTATAATGAAAAAAGCAT